TCATCCTTACCTGTGTATAGTCCACCAACAAATTTGTCAGTACCATCAGTTAAAATATCCATATCCGTAGCTGCTGTTTCTACTACGAAGAAAAAAGTAGCTCCTAAATTATTTAATTGATTAGGATCTGTTGGATCAGTAGGTGATGTTGTTACTATACTAGGTAGAGTAAATTTACCGTCTGCATCATTAGTTGTTAAAATTTTACCTGCATGTGCAGCTACCGTAAGTGTAGTATCTGCTGTTAAACTAACTACAGCTGTACTACCTGCTGATATGAATCCAGCAAGTGATTTTACTGGTCCACTAAAAGTTGATTTTGCCATAATTTCCTCCATTGGAAATAAGTTTTATAGTCTTGGCTTGTCTGCTAGGGCAGTCTATAAAACAATTAAAAATATCCTAGAAGTAAATTCTATATTAGTTCTGGACAAAAAGAAAGGGAGCCGAAGCTCCCTTTCCTGTTTCGCCTTATGTGAAACGAAATTATGCTCCAGGAGAGCCATAAATTCCACGCCAGTCTGAGAAACCAAAAGAATATCTTTCTCTTGCTTTATATCTCATGTTTCCAGTTTCGAAGTCACCTTCCATTCCAGTAGACATTGCAGCTCTTACGAAATGCTTTAGTCCATTTGGTGCGTCAGTTTTAATAAAAAACGCATCAGTATCTGTTAAGAAGTGATTGACTGTATAACCCTCAGGAAGTGCGCTCATGTTTCTCAACGAATTAATATCGTTGTCAGAAGTCGCAACTCTTCCAGGAGTGTTTAATAGTCTATCAGCTACGAATTGAAGTGCTGGTGGAACGATTAACTTTCTAGCTTGAACATTTACTTTCAAACCACGTTCATCTTTAAATGCAGCAATTTCTATCATTGCATTTTCTAATGAAGTTTCGTTCAGGTCAGCAGCTGTGCTTGGTTCATTTGACTGATCACCACCTGTTAAAATTGGGTGGTCAGTAGTCATTAATGGTTTACCATCTCCTCCAGGGAAGGAAGTAGAAAATCCATTGTTTAGAACATTTGCAGCTTTTACTTGTTTCGTTTGACTCATAGATCTAGCCAACGCTTTAGTGTATCTAGCTGAGATGCTGTCGTATAGATTATCCTCTATTGCTTCTTCAGTGATAGCAAAAGCTAATGCTACAGTTTCGTGTGAATATCTAGCTGTAAAAGTTTCTTGCGCATAGTCATATGTGACTGCTGCACCTTCACCTTTTACAGGAGCTTCACCAAAACCTGATAGCATAACTTCTTCTTCAAACGCTCTGTCTGAATTTTCTGTATCGAAAATTTCAGCATGTTCGTTTTCATATCTATCATACTCAAGTCCAAATAGAGCATTTAATCCAGGCTCAAGTTCTGCTACTAATTGTGCTCTGTTAATTGCCATTGTTAAGTACCTCTATTATGAGTTGCCGAATACAGAAGCAGGGAACGTTACATACACTCTAGCGTATTGTCCAATAGAATTTGAAGGTTTTTTCGGAAAACCTACTACTGTCGCAATACCACTAGAAGTTGTAGTTGTTACACCTTCTTTTGATCGACCTGTGTTAGAATCACCTGCAGTTGTCGAAATTGTATTAGTTGTACCAATAGATGCTTGTGTAGGAGTACCAGTAGACTGAGCCTCGTAAACAATATCTGGGTCAACATATACAAACGCTTTCGCATTTGCAGCACCAAGGGTTACTGTATCAGCAGTCCAAACCTTAGAAAAGATTTTTTCTCCTGATGTATTAGTAAATTCCACCCCATAAAATACGCCAAGTGGTGTACCAGTCGCAGTGCCTTGTATAACTAAGCCACTTGATAGATTTACAACGTCACCTGAAAATATGCTTGCGTTAGTTCCGCTTGCTATTTCAAATTCTGCAGGTCTGATTGTACCACCAGACATATGATATGCTGGAGTGAAACCATCTGGGTCATTTACATTTGCCATGTTATTTCACCTTTATATAAAATATGTTGTTATTAAGTCTTAAATACAATTTAAGACCCCTTTCCGAAAGTAATCTTAGATGATCTTTGAGGTTTGCTCATAGGCATCGCAGGATCGCTTTCTCTCATTAAGTCTGAATCTACAGCACGCATCGCGTCTGCGGTGAGACCGTCATAGTACTCTTTCCGTTCATTTACTGTTTCTTCAGGAATCCTTGCTAAAATCAACCCACCTACGCCAATTACACCTGCATGTAATCCATCTTGTATAGTTGGAGCATCAAAATCAGGGTACTCTTCTGCACGTACAGGTTCAAAACCTTCACGTACTCGCTTAGACACATTAGACTTATCGTCTTGTCCAAGTACAGATTCCCTAATCCAACGATGCTTAAACCCAGTTGGAGCTGGAGGTGCATCTAATGCAGAGGGTGGTTTCCAAGGTGTTCTGCGAGATACTTTATCTCGAGATGATGCAGATCGGGAGGTACGATCTGTACTAACAGATGTTTCTACTGTTTTATTTGTATTTTTTTCTGTCATGTTTTTACTCCGTTATTGTTTAACATATTTAGCATACTCTTCAAGAGGCACACCAAGTTTTTTCGCTATTGCTACTTGACTCTGTGTGAGTTTTATACTTTTACTGCGTGCTTTATTATTTCTAGCTTGTCTCGAGGGACTTGCGACTCTCTGCACGGGAGAGTCTGAAACTTGTTCATTAGCATTATAGTTGTTAGAACCAAATTTGGAAAGTCTTTTGTCCAACTCTGTATAGTATTCATCAGTTGTGCCATCATAACCTTCTTCCATTAATTCTCTGTGTATACCAAAAGATGCAAAAGTTAAAGCTTGATCTTGTCCAAACCATTCATTCTTTTTTGCCCAAGCTTGAGCTTTTTCATCTGGTACAACTTGTTGTTCTGGTTGTGGTTGAGGAGAAACAACTTGATTAGATTCATTTTCATTATCTTTATCTTTAGTTTTCTTTTGTTCACTTACACGTCTTAAACTTTCAGCTTCTACTGACAAACGAGATAATTTTTCATTAGCTGCGACTATTTTATCTGTGTCACCACTTTCAAAAGCAGCTTTATACTCAGCTTTAGCTGATTCAAGTTCTGTATTAACTCTATTGTCATATTCTGTGAACATAGCTGTGTTCGCAGAGTCTGCTTTTACTTTTAAAGAACTGTTTTCTTCTTGTACTTTTTTTGCCCAAGCAAGAGCTTCAGCATTCTGTCTTTCAGATTCCCGAAGTTTATAAGTAAGTTTATTAATTCGTTTTTGTACTGAGTCACTGTATTCTTCTGTTTCAGTTTTATCTTCTTCAGAAGTGCTAGACTTATCGTCAGCTTCTACAATTACTTCATTTTCAGTATTGTCATCTTTTTCTTCAGAAGGTATTTCGACTTCTACAGCCTCTTCAATCACTTCTTCTGTTTCTGTTGCAAGCGTTTCTTCTTGTTGCATGGTTTCCTCCATGTTGGTTAAGGTTAATAGTCTACTGCTTCTGGATCAGGAATACTAGCTAAAATTTCATCATCGTTTAAAATACGCAGTTCACCACCATCTATTTTAAACCTTGCACCAGCATATCTGCCAAACAACACCCACTCTCCAGCTTTACACCACGGTCCTTCTGGAAATTTATTTAAATCTTTATAAGCGTCTGGACCAACAGCAACGACATAACCAACAACAGAACTTATACTGTCTCTATCAACAGTTTCTTGTACTAATTGTATGCCTCCATCAGTTACAGGAGCTCTTCCTCTTGGTAAGATTAAAATTCTATATCCTGTTGGTTTAGGTAAAATCTCTAATTGAGATGCAATTTCTTCTTCGGTTTTTTGTTTTGCTATAGGTTGAGTTTCTTTTTCCTCGCCTTTATCAAAATTTAATACTATGTCGGGAGTTACATTTTTATCAGTCATCTACTTCTTTCTCCATATTTTTTTGCAGGTCTATTATTTCTTGTTCGGCAGAGCGAAGACCTGTTATCTCTCCAACGACACGTTGATATTGTTCATAATTAGAAACACCCCCCGAAGCAAGGGTTTCTTCTAAACTAGCAATACGTTCTCTGTATTTTTTAAGTAAAAACTCTACAACCTTTATGTAGTCCACTATGCGTATTTAGTTTTCTTTCTACGATCAGGCATAACCATACCACATCCTCTGTGATACAGCCCACCTTTTGCAGCTTTTGCAACTTTTTTACTCTTTTTACCTAATAAATCTGAATCAGCTTTTCTTGCACCACCTTTTCCTGTAGCAAAACTTCTTACTCTACCACAACCCCAACTATGAGAACTTTGTCCAGGACGAGAGCCAGAACTAAAGTATGCACCTTGACCACGTTTATAAACTTTGTTTAGTGTTGCTGTAGATTTACCACTACTTTTTGCGTACTTCTTTACGCATGCTGGTGTTGCCATTCTTTTTCCTTTTTTTGTTTTTTCCGCCTTTAGTAACGGACATTTTAATACTTGATCTATTTATCATACTATAGTTTTATCTCATTTACGCTCTTTTTTTCTTTTTCCTATCTTTAGCTCTAGAACGCTCTACTGCTGCAAAATCAGCTGCAGTCATTTTACCTGAAGCGTACTTTTTTTGAGTTCTAAGGATTTCCCTTTCTCTAGCTTTTGGATTTTTAGCACCTTTTACATAAACTTGAGGTACTCCTTTTTTCGTCTTTTTGACTTTTTTAAATTTTCTAGTCGCCATCGTATAAATTATTAAATGTTATAGCAGGGTCTAGATAAGTATCATGACCTTCTGCTGAGTGTAAATGTTGTGAAGGTAAGAAATCAGGTGCACCTTCCCCTGTAACCCAGAGTGCTGGGCTAGTAGCACGTACTCTATTGTTAGGTAATGCTATAAAATTACCTTTCCACTTACAATCTTCTGTAATATAGAGTACGTGTGATTGTTTATGTTGTGCTGGATCATCAGCGATATCAGAATCAGTATAGTCTACTGTAAACATGTATTTTCCAATATACCACTCTCCACCAATTTTGCATTTCCAAGGTGAACTGCTTACTCTATCCATCACTATTACACTGTGGTTTCTAGATTCGCAATCCCAAGGTTGTACTAAATGATCTTCCATTGGTTCTCCCCATTTTTTAAGAGGAATATCTGCAATTAATGCTTCTATAGGCATACGTGCCCACATCGCACCACCATGAATATTTTTATCACCATAACCTAGTTGGTTTTCGCATCCTGTAAAAACAACTTGAAAACTAAGCGATCTATCTGGTATAGTATTTACAGCTATAGCTAAAGCATGTAAATATTCTCCGTGGTATTTTAAATGGTTTACAGTAAATTCTCTCCTCACCCAACACGGAAAGTGTGGGATATTACTGATTAGATAAGACACTAATTATATCTTTTAGATAGTTTAGCAAGATCTTTAGATGTCAAACCTTGGCGTTTTAGATAAGCTTCAGCTAAATCTAATTTTTTAGACTTAGGTTTACCTTTCATCATGCCACCTTTAGCCATGCCTTTGGTTTTCTTCATCATGCCACCTTTAGCCATGCCTTTGGTTTTCTTCATCATGCCACCTTTAGCCATGCCCTTAGTTTTTTTATACATAACTACCTCCTTTTAGTAGTTCGTTTAGCTTGTTTAAAGTTTTGTCTCGTAGGAGCACCTTTTGCTCCTGGTTTACGCATACGTTCACCAGATCCAGCTTTTATCCTTCTACGTTTAGCGTTTATATTAGCGTACAATCCTGGTCTTTTACTAGTCATTTTTATCCTCTGCGTCTTTAACTTCTTTAAGAAGATCAGCATAATCTTCTTGCCCTTTTAGTTTTGTTTCTAGTGCAACTTTTTCTCTTGCTGCTGCTATTCTTTGTTGTGCAATATCTTCATTTATATCTGCTTTATTTAATGCTACTTGTGCATCTAATTGTTTTAGTGTTATATCTGTTTGTGCACGTAATTGATCTGCTTGTGCTTTTCTTTGTATTTCTGCTTGTTGTAATTCTAGTTGTGCTTTAGCTAAATCTACTTGTGGTTGTTGTTGCGCTATTTGTTGTGCTTGTAGCATGGCTTGTTCTTGTCCTGTAATTTGTTGTGTTGCTTGAGCTGCAAAAATAGCTATTTGGTTTTCGATTTCTTCTGGCACAGGTTGTCCTTCTGGTGGTAATTGAATACCTTGTTGTGCTAATAGTTGTTCTACTTGTACTCTATATTTTAATGCTTGATGTTCTTGTATATGTGCTTGTAATACAGCCATAGCTTGTGGATTTTGTTGTACCGATGGACTTTGCATAAATGCCATATGTGCTTGAATATGTGCATCGTGGTTTTGTTCTATAAACGCTTTTAATGGCATACCCATTAGAGCGTCTTGGTTTTCTTGTATAGGATCTTTTGGATTCATATTATCTTCAGGTTCAAGTATTTGATCTATATCTTGAACACCAAGTGCTGAATACATCTTATGATAAGCTTCACGTAAATTATGTAATTGTGGTGCACTTTGTGCTAATTGTAGTTGTGTTTGTGCTAATACGACACGTTGGCTCATACTAAAGATATTTGGATCACTTACAGGTAATATATCTACTTGCCCGTCAAAATCTCTAGCATATACTGTTCTTGAACCACCAACAACATCATAAGGATATTCAGTTGGTAGTGATTCTGAAAAAACCCTAGCTAATAGTTTAAATTCTATTTTTTGGGCGAAATGTAAACGTTTATGTATAGCAGACATAATTTTACTACCACGTTCTAACATAGCTATCGTTGTGCCAACAGGAGCTTCTTGCCCCATATCACCTATTTTCATATCAGCAATATTTGCAAACCTTTGTCCACTTTCAACTAATACACCTAATAGTTGTGTTAATACTCCACTCGGTTCTTTATATGGTAATGGCATTAGAGCATCACGAATAGTTCCTCCTGGAACATCAACATCTCTCCATTCTCCTGGTTCTATAGGATTTTCATCATCACGTATACGCATACCTCTTGCTTTAAACCCAGCAGGTAGATTAGATAACGTTCCAGCATCTATTAATTGTCTTAATATAGATGTTGCTGATTTAGTTAGACCGCCAATCATGTGTATAAGTCCAAAACCATAAAATCCAAGTCCAGGAAGGAATTTATAGTGTACAAAATACTCTATTTTTTGTTTTAAAGGGTCGTTAGGGTCAAAATTACGTCGTATAGCTAATATTTGCCCACTTTCTTTAATTAAAGTAACGATATAAGGTAAAGCAATACCCGTAGGTTCACCATCTATAGTGTCTTCAAACCCTTCAAGGTCTAAATCTACATGCATTTCTAGTATTGAATACGTTTCTGACTTAGCAGGACGAGATAAACCAGTAATATCGTCGATTTTTTCTTTTACACCATCATAATCTGTACCGTATTCAGGTGAACCAACATCTATATTACGATAAATACCTGCTTGTTGCATTTTTCTTATCATGTTTTCAGACATTTGAATAACATGGGTAGCTCTTGAACAATCTAAAAGATCGTTAGTAGAATATGGTACAACAAAATCTTCTGCCATAATAAAATTACTTACAGCTCTTGCTTTTGCAGGATCATAATATACTTTTTTAAATGCTGAACCAGATAAAGGTAGATAAAATAAGAGTTGATCTAGTTCAGGA